TCAACAAAACCTTTGACCGCATTACCAACTAAGTTTGATAGGGGACCTACTAAGAGATTAAACATTAGTGATTACTAAGTAGATAACAACAACAGCTGCTCCACCAACTAACATCTTTCCTTTTTTATTTAATCTACCCCACCAATGAACTAGGTGGTTCCATTTCATTTTAATGTAATCCATTAGAATACTCCTTTAAATGGTTTCTTCTTTACTTGCACTGCCTTTTGACCTTGAGTCTTAGACTTTGCAGGGTCAACTGCAGGTGACTTGTAAGGAACTTTTTTACCGTCAATAACAGTATTATTATCTGTAGCTTTGTCCATTACTTTTTCCCCTTCCTTACTGTTTGTGCTGCTCTTCTAAAGT